ATGAAAAATAAAAAGCGCGTATTCATTGCGTCATCATTATCATGTGCACTTTTATTGTTATCAGCAGCAAATACAGAAGCGAATTCAGCGAATAAAGACTCACAAGACCAAACTAAGAAAGAACATGTTGATAAGGCTCAACAAAAAGAAAAGCGTAATGTGAATGATAAAGATAAAAATACACCAGGACCTGATGACATTGGTAAAAACGGTAAAGTTACAAAGCGTACTGAAACAGTATATGATGAGAAAACAAATATACTCCAAAATTTACAATTCGACTTTATCGATGATCCAACATATGACAAGAATGTCTTACTTGTCAAAAAACAAGGGTCAATTCATTCAAATTTAAAGTTTGAATCTCATAAAGAAGAAAATAATTCAAGTTGGCTAAAGTATCCAAGTGAGTATCATGTAGATTTTCAAGTGAAAAGTAATCGTAAAACTGAAATTTTAGATCAACTGCCAAAAAATAAAATTTCAACTGCGAAAGTAGACAGTACATTTTCATATAACTCAGGTGGTAAATTCGACTCGGTAAAAGGGGTTGGACGAACATCATCAAATAGCTATTCAAAAACGATTAGTTATAACCAACAAAATTACGACACAATTGCGAGCGGTAAAAATAATAACTGGCATGTACACTGGTCGGTTGTTGCGAATGACTTGAAGTACGGTGGAGAAGTGAAAAATAGAAATGATGATTTCTTATTCTATAGAAATACTAGATTATCTACTGTAGAAAATCCTGAATTGAGTTTTGCATCAAAATACAGATATCCTGCACTTGTACGAAGTGGTTTTAATCCAGAATTTTTAACTTATTTATCTAATGAAAAGTCAAATGAGAAAACGCAATTTGAAGTTACATATACACGAAATCAAGATGTTTTGAAAAACAAACCTGGTATACATTATGCACCACCAATTTTAGAAAAAAATAAAGATGGTCAAAGATTAATTGTTACTTATGAAGTTGATTGGAAAAATAAAACAGTTAAAGTTATTGATAAATACTCTGATGAAAACAAACCATACAAAGAAGGTTAAAATAGAAGGGACGGATGACAAATGATTAAACAAGTATGTAAAAATATTACTGCATGTAGTTTAGCACTATCAACAGCTTTAACTGTATTCCCAGCATCTTCTTATGCAAAAATTAATTCTGAAATTAAACAAGTATCTGAGAAGAATCTTGATGGCGAAACAAAAATGTATACACGTACTGCTACAACAAGTGATAGTCAAAAAAATATTACTCAAAGTTTACAATTTAATTTTCTTACTGAACCAAATTACGATAAAGAGACAGTATTTATTAAAGCGAAAGGTACAATTGGAAGTGGTTTGAGAATTTTAGAACCAAATGGCTATTGGAATAGTACATTAAGATGGCCTGGCTCTTATTCAGTCTCTATTCAAAACGTTGATGATAATAACAATACAAATGTGACTGACTTTGCGCCTAAAAATCAAGATGAATCAAGGGAAGTCAAATATACGTATGGCTATAAAACAGGCGGAGATTTTTCAATTAATCGTGGCGGTTTAACTGGAAATATTACGAAAGAGAGTAATTATTCAGAGTCGATTAGTTATCAACAACCTTCATATCGTACATTACTCGACCAATCTACGTCTAATAAAGGTGTAGGTTGGAAAGTAGAAGCACATTCTATCAATAATATGGGACATGATCATACGAGACAATTAACTAATGACAGTGATGATAGAGTGAAAAGTGAAATCTTTTCATTAACTCGAAACGGAAACTTATGGGCGAAAGATAATTTCACACCTAAAGATAAAATGCCTGTCACTGTGTCAGAAGGATTTAATCCAGAATTTTTAGCTGTAATGTCACACGATAAAAAAGATGAAGGTAAATCAAAATTTGTTGTACATTATAAACGATCAATGGATGAGTTTAAAATAGATTGGAACAAACATGGTTTCTGGGGCTATTGGTCTGGTGAAAACCATGTAGATAAAAAAGAAGAAAAATTATCAGCGTTATATGAAGTTGATTGGAAGACACACAACGTGAGGTTTATAAAAGTACTTAATGATAAAGAACAGAAATAAGTTTTCGCAAGTTGCCTGCTGCGTATCACGTAGTAGGTAACTTTTTATTTGTTTTGGGATAGATAGCTTGAGACACTGTATCTTTTATTATGGATAACCTAACTTGATATTGTTAGGTGCATATGAGGCATGTAGAGGTATAGTGGAAGTTAAAGAAATGAAAACAATGGGATGTCAGTTTAAAGCTAGTCATTTTATATTTTAACAATAAAAACTCGCTTCGACTTTTTAGAACGAAGCGAGTTATTAGTTAGTTGAGCACTATTTACTATAGGCTTTGATTGGGTAATGATCTGAAAAATCATTGTAAACGGGGAACGCATATACATCCCATGGCTTAGGTTTTTCAGTCACAACTTCATTGACTAATTGTTTTGGTTGTTTATGATCTTTATCTGTAAATATATAGTCTAAATGTTCTGGTTTACCATTAGGATAATTATATTTCGCAATTGAATTTGATTGAGGGTCCCATGTGCTATTATGTCCTGCATATAGAACATCATTTACATTCAAGTTTTTAAGCATATCTTTGAACTCTGGAGTACCTTTATTAACATTCAAGTCGCCACCGATATATACCGTTTCATCTTTTGGGATATTTTTCTTTTTAACAAAGTCACTGATTTCTTTCATTTGTTCAGCTCTAATTTTTCGATCATGTCCAGCACCACAACGTGAATCTTCAGATTGTGTATGTGTACCAATAACGTGAACGTTCTTACCATTTTTCTCTATCTTTGTATAAACAAAGCCTTTATTACTGTCATTGTCAAATCCACAACCGCTTTTGAAAACATGTTGGATTTTTTCTTTAATAGGATATTTACTTACAATCGCTACGCCGCCATCTTCAGCAACAGTTGATGAGTAGCTACCTTCTGTTTTATCCCAACCTGATTGAGAACGACCAAGGACAGGTGTTTGGTACGGATATTCTTTTTTAACATTACTTAATAATTTGTCTGATGCACCATTATCAAATGCTTCATTAAATATGACGACATCATTATTTTTGATGTAAGAAGATTGTCCAATTAAATCAGCACGCTTATATTGACCCCAATTCGGATACATAGAAACCTTGTAACAACAGTATTTATTGGGTTTGGAGTCCCTAATGGGTCCCTAAATTACATGCTTTCTAAAATTTTAGTTGTTTTTTTGTCCTCTTCATTAAACTTTTCTTCTAACAAATGAGAATACACTGATGTAGTTATTGCTATATTTTTATGCCCTAGTCTTTTTGAAATGTAATGTATAGATACACCTTTTGCTAATAAATAAGAACAATGAGTATGTCTTAAAGCGTGGGATGTAATGATTGGTATGTTGTTAACTCTACATGCTGATTTTAAAGCGTTATTGATAGCTTGTAGAGTGATTATAAAACCGGATTCTTTAAAAATATAACCGTCATAACTAATTGCAAATGAACTTATGACATCCATGATGTGCTTCATATCAGATTTGGCGATACTTATATGTCTAGGGGAAGTATCGGTTTTTCGCTCATCAATAAATATAGTATTCTTCACTTGGTTAATGTGTTCTATTTTTATGTTTCTAGCACCACTAACTCGGCAACCGGTACAAATCATTATAAACAGGGCTAATGATGAACGAGTTCGTTTCTTTTTAACGTGTGCTTTTAGCGTTTCATATTCAGCAACCGAAATAAATTTTTCTTGTTCTGACTTCGTAGGTTTTCCGGCTTTATAGTTAACTTTATAAGCAGGGTTTTTAAATATAAGTCCATCGTATAATGCGTCATCTAAAGCTGAGCGAATAGCGCCATTTGTTTTCCTTATAGTTTCTTTAGCATGTTCTTTTGAGTAGTCGTTTATAAATTTTTGATAAACTTGCTTATTTATTTTTGATAACTCCATTTTACCTATTTTATGTTTTTGTATATGCTGTAAGGCATTTCTGTAATGTCGGTAGGTACTCCCTTTAACAACAGGTTGTTTATAAGTTTTGATCCAATTTTCAAAGTATTCTTCAAGAGTTATACCGTTGTCTATATTAAAACCGCTTCTCAACTCATTTAACTTGTCTAGTCCGGCAGAATTAGCTTCTCTCTTTGTTCTAAAGCCTTTTTTACGGTATCTCTTCCCATCATGCTTAAATTCGTATTGCCATTTTTTACCATCGTAACAACGTGTTTTCATATGATCCCTCCTCAAAATTGGCAAAAAAATAATAAGGGTAGGCGGGCTACCCGTTATAGTCTATCTAATATTTCATTTTCTTTTCGTTTCATATATTGCTCCATAAATTCATAGTCGGGCCGATTATTTTTTGTAGGCAGTAATATACGTTCTCTTTTAATACGAAAATCATTAATTTCACGATTAAAACTATACTTTCCTTCTAGTCTACGTAGCATATTAGCTATAAATAAATAACTGAACTTATTTAAATTATTATTTTTTAAGTGAGTAACGTGATCACTAGCAATGAATCTGTACGTATGATAAAAAGCACTTCCTACACTTCCGCTGTTTGCTATCGTTAAACAATTATCAAAAACTCTAATTTTTTCGTTATTAGAGATAAAGTTATCTAATCCGTTATTAATACCACTAGAGGATATGTAAGGTGTTAATCCTTTTATTTGATTTGATTTAGTTAACCGTTTTCCTCGTTGAATATTATTAAAAACTTCTGATGTTGAGAAGGGTGTCCACTCAACATCGTCTAACTCTCTCCAATCATTAATTTCATGGTTTTGTTTCTCTTTAATTCGCGATTTTAGATTAAAATGTTTTTCTTTGATGTATCGTTCCATGAATTGGAAATCGGGTTGGTTGTTGCTAGCTGGTAGCATTATTTTTTGTCTTTTTATTCTTGTTTGAGAAAATTTATAACCGTAACCATATTTACATTTTGTAGCTTTTTTAATGCAATTAACCAAAAACAAAGCTATATATTTATTTAATTTAAATTTGGGGATTAACTTTTCGACATGATCAGAAGCTGAAAAGTTATTTAGTTGATAAAAAACATACCCATCTGTTGCACTATCAATAGTTATTACATTGCCTTCCTCTGTAAAACCACTAAAAAAATCATCTATACCATTATAGGTAGATTTAGTTGTAACATAAGGGAGTTGTTTTTCTCTTTTCTTGTTATTTTTTCTTAATATAATTAAAGGAGTAGTTTTTGTTCCTCTCACAGTAAATAATTCTTCGAGCGAAAAATCTTTCCACTCTCTAGCACTCAGTTTCATCATCGAATAAATACCCCCTACCGTGCAGTTTCATATCAAATTCAAAGGATAAATAATCAGCTATTGTCTTCTCAAATTCTTCATCAGTAGGAATTTCTTCATTGTAGTAAAAGAAACTGTGGACCCATTCATCTTCCCATGTAATAGGGGATTTAACTAAAAAGTTAGTATCTGCATCTTCATAATCATTTAACACGTTTAAGAGATACTCTTTTTTAGATTTTTCAGTACCATCTCCAACCAAACCTATATGTTTACGTACTATATATCCATCATCAGAAAAATTGATAAAGTTAACTCGCTTTTTTTCATCTTGTGGAATACCTGCAGTGAAAACCGCAATACATGGGTTTACCCCAACACCATAAAAGGTATCTTTATTAAGTGTAATTACAGTATCTAATGAATGGTTTTCTAGTATATCGCGCTTATAATTTTTATCGTTCTTAGTTTTACCTATCATTGTACTTTGGGGAACGATAGCAGCTAACTTGGCACCAATTTTCATTAAAGATAATGTTTCATTAATGAAACTGATCTCTGACAGATGGCTTAAGTTTTTAGTTTTAGCTTGTGAGTATGGTGGATTAATTAAGGCTTTAGTAATTTTGTTTGCATACAATTCTTTTTCGATATGGAATATATCATCTCGTTTTAAATTACTTTTGCCATCTCCACGTAAGATCATATTTGTAGTTGCTATAGTAAATAGTTTTTGTTGTAATTCTATTCCGTGCAGTTGCTCTTGTTTAATATGAGTTTTTTTCTCTTCATCTTCTGTCTCATGTAACATCTTATTCATAGCAGCTATGAGGAATCCACCAGAACCACAACATGGATCTAATACATAATCATTTTTGTTAATATCTATCAATTCGCACATTAGGTTTGTAATGTGTCTAGGTGTCAATACGATACCTAGCGAGTTACCGTCATTACCCCCGTATTTTACAAATTCTCCGTAGAAGTTACCTAAAATATCCATATCAGAATGTTTGATGTTTTTCTTTAACTTTTCATTCAACTTAATTGTGAAGTATTTTAAAGGTGTCATCCCCAAATCTTCACGTACTCTATTTAAAGTTAAATCATTTTGTATAAATGTAAAATTATCTTTAAGCTCTCCAATTTTAGCGTGAGGCATTAAACTTTTATTTCTTAAATATATATCAATAGCATCAAAGAGGATTTCTCCGTCTTTAACCCCCTCGCCTTGAATACCTTGTAATTTATCAATATTAAAGATTACTTCTTCATTCTCTAAAGCTAATAATATTGCCGAAACTACAGAAGCTTTCTTTTCGCCTTCAAGCGAACCGTAATTCCTTAAATCCTCGTGCAAATCGGCAGCAATTTTATTAACTTCTTTTAGTTCTCTTTCTTCTTTTGGTAATTCTCCTAAAACCGAAACGCGATAAAATTCTTCAATATTTTCTTTTTTTAGATCGTTGAGATTGTTTATATCAGAAATAAATTTATACCCTTTGTCATCTACAAAATAAATGCTGATTTTATTTGAATGTCCATTACCTGAAGCTCCAATAGCGAAAGCTTTATGTACAATATCTGTATTGTTAATGATATGTTTAGCGTAATGAATTGCACCATTAACAGCGTACTTTGGTACAATGTTTGCATCGTCAAGTATAATAATGCCATTTTCAGAATGAATGTGTAAATTAACGTCATTCTTATCTTCAACCACAATAAGAAAGTCTTTGCTAAAAAATGTGAACTCAGGTTTGCCAATATTACCATTAAGCCTTTTGCTGGCGGATTTTAAAGCGTTTTGTACTTCTATATTACCACTAGATTCACGGTAATATTCAACTCCTAGTGATTTAATTTCGTCATTCATATATTCGTCTATACCAGACTTTTCGTTAGGTAACATAAATGATTTCATCTCCTTTCAAACACTTATAGATTATAATATATATTAGCGTTGATTCATATATTTACATCTAAGCGCCACACAGAGGCTGTTAATCACAATACAACTTTGCCCATTACTTTAATATCACTAAACGAAGCGACTTTGATATCATCATACTTCGGATTTAGAGATACCAAATTAATATAGTCTTCGCATATATCTACACGCTTGATAAGACTTACTCCATCTAATACAACGAGTGCAATTGTACCATCTTTAATAGAATCTTCTTTCTTAATAAAAGCGTATGTTCCTTGTTTTAACATAGGTTCCATTGAATCACCATTAACTAAAATACAAAAATCAGCATTTGATGGCGTTTCGTCTTCTTTAAAAAATACTTCTTCATGCAATATGTCATCATATAATTCTTCTCCTATGCCAGCACCAGTTGCACCACATGCAATATACGATACTAGTTTAGACTCTTTATATCCATCTATAGAAGTGACTTTATTCTGTTCTTCCAATTGTTCATTTGCATAGTTAAGTACGTTTTCTTGGCGGGGAGGTGTGAGTTGAGAAAATATGTTATTGATTTTTGACATTATCGTTTCATCTTGACGTTCTTCATCAGGAACTCGATAAGAATCTACATCATACCCCATAAGCCACGCTTCACCAACGTTCAGAGTTTTAGAAAGTAGGTAAATTCTATCTTGGTCGGGTGATTGTACGTCGTTAATATATTGAGATAAAGTGCTTTTACTTAAAGATATACCTAGTTTCTTTTGATAAGGTTTCGATTTATTAATGATATCTACTTGTTTTAAGTTTCTTATTTTCATAATGTGTTTAAGTCTATTTGAAACTTTTTCTCTCATTTAGTGCACCTCCGTTTGATAACTTCATAATAAAGCTTGTTGAACAAAAATTCAACAAAAAAGTTCATAAATCATGAATTTTTGTATTGACTTGATTCAAAACAAGGTGTAAAGTATAGTTAAGTTCATGATACGTGAACTTGAGAGGAGGTGCTTTTATGTGTTACGACTACTCACGTTTGAGCGGGAAAATAGTAGAAAAGTATGGCACTCAGTACAATTTTGCAATTGCTATGAAATTGTCAGAGAGAAGTTTATCCTTAAAACTCAACGGTAAAGTTGGTTGGAAAGACAGTGAAATATGGAAAGCTATACAACTACTAGATATACCGGTAGAGAAAATACACTTATATTTTTTTAAAGAAAAAGTTCATGTTATATGAACTTAAGGAGGGACACAATGGAACAAATCACGTTAACCAAAGAAGAGTGTGTCGAACAATGCATCAATAAAGACTTAAAACTTTTAGATTATCGAGTTCAACAAATTTTAGAAGGTGTTCTATCAGAAAGTACCACATACGGTGATGCAAGAAATAAATTAGAAACATTGAAAATTATTGCTGAATCTCATTTTAAAACCGAACATGCTTCAGTTATTTACAAATTAGCATTGAAAAAGTTAGACGAAAAAATCAACGCCACTCCAATTAAAGAGTGACGGAAAGGGAGGATTTTAAATGTTTAAGGTTTTAAATGATATAAAAACTTCTTTAAAAAACCATCCTTGGGGTTGGAAAGAGCACTTACCTTATTTGCTGATGTTAACTCTGTCACTTGTGGCTCTGATTCTCGGTGTTCTGTCCGCGATTCTATGATAACAGGCTTTATATAGATTCCTTTGTTGGTAGTGACTTTGATAGTCACATCCCATTCCCATATCACTGGATATTCTTCGAGCAAAAAAGTACATTCTACACTTTCATAAGGTCCTAAAGTAAATGGAATGGAGTAGTTTTTATCTTTATATCGTATAGGTTTGAACGTTTTTTGTTCATTTACTTTATTTTTAATATCAAATTCAACGTCAATAACAGAAATGGGAAACTTTGTGAAATTAATAAATGTTATATCGTTGTAACTTGATTTGTCATCGACCAAGTAATTAAAGCTTCTGGTAGGTATAACATCGATGTTAAGAGAATCTTTCATATAGTCTAAATAATATTTAAGTGCAGTCAGTAAGAAACTAAAAATTGCGATACAAATCGCGATTATGTCCATACTTATCACCTCCTTAGGTTGATAACAACATTATACACGAAAGGAGCATAAACAATATGCAAGCATTAAAAACAAAATCGAACATCGGCGAAATGTTCAACATACAAGAAAAAGAAAATGGAGAAATCGCAATAAGTGCAAGAGAGTTATATAAAGCTTTGGAAGTTAAAAAGCGTTTTAGCGCTTGGGCAGAAATTAACTTGAAGCATTTCAAAGAAAATAGGGATTTTACAAGTGTACTTACAAGTACGGTTGTTAATAACGGAGCTGTAAGACAACTAGAAGATTATGCTTTAACACTTGATGTAGCTAAACATGTTGCGATGATGTCAGGTACAGAAAAAGGTTTTGATTTTAGAGAGTATTTCATCCAAGTAGAGAAAGCATGGAACAGTCCAGAAATGATTATGCAACGTGCTTTAAAAATTGCTAACAACACAATCAATCAATTAGAAACAAAGATTGAACGTGATAAACCAAAAATTGTATTTGCAGATGCAGTAGCTACTACTAAGACATCAATTTTAGTTGGAGAGTTAGCAAAGATCATTAAACAAAACGGTATAAACATCGGGCAACGCAGATTGTTTGAGTGGTTACGTCAAAACGGATTCCTTATTAAACGCAAGGGTGTGGATTATAACATGCCTACACAGTATTCAATGGAACGTGAGTTATTCGAAATTAAAGAAACATCAATCACACATTCGGACGGTCACACATCAATTAGTAAGACGCCAAAAGTAACAGGCAAAGGACAACAATACTTTGTTAATAAGTTTTTAGGAGAAAAACAAACATCTTAATAGGAGGAACGAACAATGCAAGCTCAAAACAAAAAAGTCATCTATTACTACTATGACGAAGAAGGTAATAGACGACCCGTTAATATTCAATACAACGATGGCTACGACTTAATGATAGACCCGCGTTTTATTGAAATGACGCTTGAAAGACATCCGCATTTAAAAAATAACTTTTATGGATTAATAGATGGAAAAGAATTTAAGTTAGATTAAATTTTTGGAAATGCAAAGGAGGCATAACAAATGTTACAAAAATTTAGAATCGCGAAAGAAAAAAATAAATTAAAACTCAAATTACTAAAGCATGCTAGTTACTGTTTAGAAAGAAGTAACAACCCTGAATTGTTGCGAGCAGTTGCAGAGTTGTTAAAGAAGGTTAACTAAATTAGGCCTTATTATTACTTTTTAGAATGTGAACAATAGGTCGATAAAAAACTTAATAAACAAACTATAGCAACTATCAATGAATTTTGAATATGTAAATCGTTCTCGTTTATATAGTTTGTTACAAAGATTTGAATGTCAGCACCTGCTGCAATGCCATTAGACCATCTTATTAACTTTTTGAAAGGATGTGGAAAATCATTTTCGATACGTTTGACAAATTCATCGTGTCTCTTGTAGGTACTTTGCTCATTTATTGGATAGGTCGAATTGATGGCTTCAGCCAAAGTAGAGATAGCAGTTGGATTGATATAAAAATCTCTAATGGTCTGTTGTGCTTGAAGTACAATCTCATCATCAAACCTATAGAGTTCCTTAAAAGATTTTATCGTTTCTTCAGAAAATAAATTTCTTTGAAATGTTAGAGATGAAAAAGAATTACGCAAATTAAAATTCATTTCAATTAAGTTGTTTAGATGAAAGTCTACTTTGAAGTCAGAAAATAAATTTATGTTGTTTCTATTAATTATATCTAATTGGTACTTAGGTTTTAAAGATTGTTTAATTGCCATACTTTTAGAAATTTCAACATTACTAATTACGTTATTAATAGAAAAACGAACATTTTTTAAAGGATCAATATACACCAATATCACCTCCTTTCACTAGGAGATAACAACATTATACACGAAAGGAAAGATAGAAATGCCACATATTTTAAACGTAACAGTTCCAATACCTGAAACACATGTACTTATCACAAAAGATGAATATGATGAGCTAATTGGTTATTCATTAGACCCTGTATGGAACATGAGTGACTTAAAGAAGAAATTAAAAATTGCATCTGATGAGACTATCAAGGACAGATTACTATTTCATCCTAGATTTGAAAAAGAACTAAGAGCGCAAGGAATTGTGCATTACCCTGATGAGAATTTTAATCGCTGGAGATTTAACGCAAGAAAGATGAATAAATTCGTCGATGAGCATTTCAATGAAATATATAAGGAGAGAATAAAATGAGCAACATTTATAAAAGCTACCTAGTAGCAGTACTGTGCTTTACAGTCTTAGCAATTGTACTTATGCCGTTTCTATACTTCACTACTGCATGGTCGATTGCGGGATTCGCAAGTATCGCAACATTCATATTTTATAAGGAATACTTTTATGAAGAATAAAAAAACTGTTACTCACGGCAATGAGTAACAGTCTAAACAATTAGAAAATTAATGCATATTCAATATAAAACGAAATAAAGGAAGTGTCAACAATGTACTACAAAATTGGCGATGTATGTCAAAAAGTAATTAATGTAGACGGATTCGATTTTAAATTAGCAGTTAAGAAACAAGATTACAGCATTCTAGTGAATGTCTTAGATTTAGAAGATAGATTTATCGACGGTATAAATATAACAGATGAGAATGATCTATACACAGCATTAGACATATTAAATCAATCTATTTATGAATGGATTGAAGAGAACACAGACGAAAGAGACAGGCTAATTAACTTAGTCATGAGATGGTAGGTATAAGCATGAGAGATACAGAAAGAAATATATTGAATATTTTTAAAACGTTATTCGACGAATATACTTTGTCAAACCAACGAGCATTATTGGAAATTGAACGTAATCATCACGGATACTTATCGATTAATTTCTTGCACTATCACGACAGTTACAAAACGAACAATAAGCTTGTACAGATACATGAAATCAATCCGGACAGCCACGAACGAATAAAAAATTTAATTATCGAGGTGTTAAGAGGTCACCGAAAGATTAAAAAAGGAGCATGATGATGGATATAAAAATAAATAAGCTAACAATATCAAACTTTGCTGGAATCAAAGAAGAAAGCTTTAACTTTGACGGTAAAGACACAAAAATATACGGCAATAATGCGACTGGTAAGACTACGACTGCAACCGCATTACAATGGCTGCTTTTCGATAAAGGTTTGGACGGATCAACCAAATCATTTAACCCTGTACCTTTAAACGAAAAAAACGAAGAAAATTATGAGTTAATTCCGACTGTTTTCGCAGAATTTGAAATCGACGGAAAAATAACGACTTTCAAAAAAGAGTCACATCCTAAATACACAATAAATCAAAAAACGAATCGCAAGGAATACTCACGAAGTCGAACGAAGAAACAATATATCAATGATGAATCAATAAAAGTAAAGGATTATAAAGCTCGTATTGATGAACTGATTGATGAAGATGTATTCAAGTTAATTACGAACCCTCAAGCATTTAACTTACTAGATTGGAAGAAGCGAAGAAGTTTGTTGTTTGAAATTGCTAAACCAATCAATGATGAGGATGTCATTAAAACAAATGATGATTTTAAAGAATTAAATAATATTCTTGGAGATCATGAAATTGAAACAAAGAAAAAGATTCTTACGGACAAGATAAAACAGATTAACAAAGATATCAAAGATATTCCGATACGTATTAACCAAACACAACAAAATAAGCAGGATGTACCTGAATTCGATAATGATAGATACGCAATTATCAAACAAGAAATTGAGCAACTTGAAAATGAGCGTATAGATATTCAAAACGGTGCAGAAGAAATTAATTTGCGTAATCAATTAGCTGATAAACAATCAGAATTGAAGCGCATTGAAGACAATAACAGCGCAAGTAATGAGAACAAAATCCATACTTTAACAAATGAGTTACACGTTGAAAATGGAACGGTTGCGAATCTTAAAACAAGATTAAAGCAAAACAAACAACAAATCGCACATGAAGAAAATAGACGTAATCAATTATTAGAAAATCATAAAGGATTAAAAAGTGATTTAGAAAAAGCTAAAAATCAAAAATTTGAATATCTTGATGACAATGTATGTAGTTGTTGTGGTCAACAGTTACCAGCTGAACAAGTGAATGAGGCAAGAGAAAAAGCATTGCAGAAATTCAATGCTAGCAAATCGAAAGAATTAGAAACAATACAAACATCTATCAATCACATTATTTCAGAAGGCAAGAAAATAAAGCCAATCATCGAGAAGTTAGAGGATGACAATAATAATCTTCAAATTAAAATCAACGAAGCAGAAGAGCGTTCAGCAAGAATACAAAACAAAATTAATAAGTTAAAAACGACTCACGTTGACGTTACACAAACTGACGAATACAAAGCAGTAATGTTAGAGATAAATGAAATTAATCAAAAACGCTCAAACATCAGGAAAACTATTCAAGATAAAGTTTCAGGAATAGATGACAAAATAAGCGAACTTACTCAAGAAAAATCAGAAATTGAAGTGTCAAGATCAATCGAAAAATCAAATAAACATCTAGATGATGTTATTTCTGAATTAAGAAATGAAGAAGACAGATTATTGGATGAAAAAGAAAAGTATTCACATGACCTTTATATCTTAAAAGAATTTACAACAACAAAAGTCAAAATGCTTACTGAAAATATCAATAACGAATTTGATATTGCTGAATTTAAGTTATTCAATACCTTAGTTAACGGCGAATTAGAAGAAACATGTTCCACAACGGTTAACGGCGTCGAATACGACAGCGGTTTAAATAACGCCTCAAGAATTAATGTTGGCTTAGATATCATCAATACACTGTCAAAACATTTTAAAGTTACAGCGCCAATATTTATTGATAATGCTGAATCAGTAACAGAGCTTATCAAAACAGAATCACAACAAATTCAATTGATAGTAAATGAACAAGATAAAAAATTAAGAATGGAGACTATATAAAATGACTGAAAATAATAAATTACAAACTATTGAACAACAATTAGTACAAGAAAAGAACGTATCTGACAACGTATTAAACAAAGTGAGAGTTTTAGAGTCACAAGGCAATTTGGAATTGCCAAATGATTATTCACCAAGTAATGCCATGAAACAAGCATGGTTACAAATCAGCTAAGATAACAAATTAATGAGTTGTAACGATACAAGCAAAGCAAATGCCTTATTAGACATGGTAACGCAAGGTTTAAATCCAGCTAAAAATCAATGCTACTTTATTCCTTACGGCAACAAAATGCAGTTACAACGTAGCTATCACGGTAATGTAATGATGTTAAAACGTGATGCAGGTGCTCAAGATGTTGTTGCTCAAGTAATTTATAAAGGCGATACATTCAAGCAAGAAATGGGAGAAACAGGACGTATCAAAGCGATTAAACACGAACAAGACTTCTTTAACATCGACAAAGAAAACATTATCGGTGCGTACTGCACAATCGTATTTAATGATGGACGAGATAACTATATTGAAGTCATGACTATTGAACAAATTAAACAAGCATGGATGCAGTCATCAATGATTAAAGATGAAAAAGCATTACAAAATTCTAAAACACATAATAATTTCAAAGAAGAAATGGCTAAAAAAACAGTTATCAATAGAGCTGCTAAACGTTATATCAACACATCAACAGATAGCAATCTTTTCAAATACGCACAAGAATCCGAACAACGTCAACGCAAAGAAGTGTTGGACGCAGAAGTTGAAGAAAATGCAAATCAAGAACAATTGGACTTTGAACAACCAGTTCTTGAAGAAGCACAATACACAGAATTAGAAAATGATAAGCCTATTGATGTATCTGACTTTGAAGAAATAAAAGAACCTGCAACAGAAAAAGAAAGCGAAGAAGAGCCATTTTAATTGAAACAATAGCAACTGGTTCAAGTGGTAACTGCTACGTCTTAAATGATGGACGTACTACGTTACTACTTGAGGCAGGTATAAAATTTGAACGTGTTCAAAAGCATTTCAAATATAAAACAAGACATATAGCAGGGTGTCTTATCACACACGAACATGGTGATCATGCAAAGTATACAAAGCAGTTTGTCGACAATGGTGTAATCAGCTATATGCCTGCTGGAACACAACAAGCTATGAATTTTGAAAGTCATCGCTTATGCACGATTAAGGCAAAGCAAGAGCTGCGAATAGGTACATGGTCAATTCTACCGTTTGACATCGAACATGATGCTAACGAGCCTGTGGCTTTCTTATTACAAAGCACATTAGGTTATAAGGTCCTGTATGTTACTGATACGAAGTATCTGAAATACAAATTTAACGGCATTACGCACATGATGTTAGAAGTTAATTATATCTATGAACAAATGCAAGAAAACATAAAAAACGGCAGTGTACACAGCGCATTAGCAAACAGAATTATGGAGTCTCATTTTAGCTTAGAACATGCTATAGGAATGTTGAAAGCAAATGATTTAACTAGACTTGAAGAAATACATTTAATTCATTTAAGTAGTCAAAATTCAAATGCAAAATACATTAAAAGTGAAATACAAAAAGTGACGGGCGCGCCCGTTTATGTTGGAGGTTTATAAATGCTAAACAGAACAATATTAGTTGGTCGTTTAACTAGAGACCCAGAATTAAGAACCACTCAAAGTGGTGTAAATGTAGCATCATTCACATTAGCAGTTAACCGTACATTTACAAATGCACAAGGCGAGCGCGAGGCAGACTTTATAAATGTCATCGTATTTAAAAAACAAGCAGAGAACGTTAATAAATACCTATCTAAAGGATCGTTGACGGGCGTAGATGGTAGGTTACAAACGCGGAATTATGAAAATAAGGAAGGTCAACGTGTATATGTTACGGAAGTTATTGCTGATAGTATTCAATTTTTAGAACCGAAAAACTCAAATGACACTCAACAAGATTTATACCAACAACAAGTACAACAAACACGTGGACAATCGCAATATTCAAATAACAAACCAGTAAAAGATAATCCGTTTGCGAATGCAAATGGTCCGATTGAAATAGATGACAATGATTTACCATTCTAATTTAACCGGTTTGAAAGTGAGGTGTGTATATGACTGGTTGGATAAGTATTGATCGCTCAATTCAAAATCATTGGCTATTTAAAGAAAAGAGAACATTTTCAAAGTTTGAAGCATGGATATATTTACTCATGGAAGCGAATCATTCAAAGGCAAAAGTGCCTATTGGAAACCAAATTGTAACCGTAGAAAGAGGACAAAGATTAACATCGATTTTGACCTTGTCTGACCTTTTTAACTGGTCACGATTTAAAGTGAAAACCTTCCTTGACTTACTCGAGAGTGATGGAATGTTAGAAGTCAAAACAACATCAAAATATACCCTTATAACCATTGTCAATTATGACTTTTATCAAAGTGAGCAGGGCAGGAACCAACATCAAAACGACATCAACCCAACATCAAAACAACATCAGTCAAACATCAACCCAACATCAAAACAACATCAAACCAACACAAACAATAATGATAATAAAGATAATAATGAAAAGAATGTGAATAATGAGAAGAAGAAGGTAACCGCCTTCGACTTCTTCCAAGATAACGGATTCGGTTTCATAACTCCTTACAATTTAGACGATTTAAATTATTATCTTGATTCATTTGAAAATGATTCAGATGAAATAGTTACCGCATCACTTAAAATCGCTAAAGACAGAAACAAAGTTACTTGGGGATACGCTAAAAGCATTTTGAATACATGGCTTAATGCAAACTTGAAATCTATTGAACAAGTACGTGCATTTGAAAAGCAACAACTGGAAAGCAAAAAGCAAAATTATAAACCTTTCGTTAAACAATCAAAAGAAAAAACACCCAAATGGCTCACAGACAGCACGAGAGAAACGAAAACGCCGGAAGTAGATGAAAACCTTGAGAAAGACAGAGAAGCTTTTATTAAGCGTCTAAATAGCAAATGGGAGTGATTGAAAATGGATGCATTTGATAAATACTATCTATTTGATCATGACGGCAACAAAATGTTTTCAGTTACACCACATTTTAAAGATGGTCGGCATTTAGTTGTTGGAATAAAAGAAACAAAATTTAATGGTCGTCGTTGGTATTTAGACGATTATGAATTAAATACACTTATTGATAATGAACAAATGGAGTTAGGACACCAAACAAGCTTATTTGAATATATATGAGGGATTACATGGAAATAGAAATTAAATTTAATGAAGTGTTTAATGCGCCGATGGGGTCGCCTCGTCCACGCTTTCGTAATACAGGTAGATATGCACACACATATATGCCTACAAAATATACAGAACATAAAAAATATTTACAAAATCAAATGCCAAAGCTAAATCTAGAAAATGCATTAAAAATCGAATTAGACTTTTACTTTCCATTGCTTAAATCATGGTCGAAGAAAAAGAAAAGCGAAATGGTTGGGCAGTATAAAGTGACTAAGCCGGATATCGACAACTTAATTAAAACGGTATTAGATGCTTGTAATGGCCATGTATGGAAAGACGATAACCAAATTACAGAAATAACTAGCTCAAAGCGTTATGGAATTGAGCCCAAAATAATCATACGAATAGAAGAAATATAAGAGGTGGATAAAATGGCGAGAAAAGCAAGAATTGTAACAATAAACGATAAACCTTATAGGTTCAGTAAATTTGAAATGGAATTAATAGAAAGTCACGGTATAACCGCTGGAATGGTTTCTAAAAGAGTAAAAGATGGTTGGGAACTACATGAAGCAATGGACGCACCAGAAGGCATGCGTTTAAGCGAGTACAGAGAAAAGAAAACAATAGAAAGACTGGAACAAGCTAGACTCGAACGCAAATTGGAAAGAGAGCGAAAGAAAGAGGCTGAACTAAGAAGAAAGAAGCCACATTTATTTAATGTTCCTCAGAAACATCCAAGAGGACGTTATGCGTGCTACCTGATGGAAAATGACATATTCGTGAAAGTTAAGAAGTAGATCATGACAGATAACGCGCGTAAAGAATACTTAAGCCGATTTTTCGGCTCTAAGAGATATCTGTATCAGGATAACGAAGGAGTGGCACATATCCATGTAGTAAACGGCACTTATTACTTTCACGGACATATCGTACCAGGCTGGCAAGGCGTGAAAAAGACATTTGATACAACCGAAGAGCTCGAAACATATATAAAGCAACATGGTTTGGAATACGAGGAACAGAAGCAACTAACTTTATTTTAAGGAGATGGAAATGATGAAAATCAAAATTAAAAAAGAAATGCGATTAGATGAATTAATTAAGTGGGCATGGGAGAACCCTGAGTTAGCAACAGGGAAAGTTTTTTATACACAAGTCAAGAGTGACAGTAATTATGTGTATTTCTCTCTTTATGACGGAAGAAATTGCGTCACAAGAGGTTTTATATCAACTGATGACACTTTTGTAGTCGAAGTTGAAGAGGAAATCACAGAAGAAACGGTAATACCGTCAGTAGTTGTAGTTAGAACGCAATACTTCCCTAACGGTAGTCAGTCAATAAACGTAACTAAAATTAACAATAAGTCGATAAAGGAACTCGTTGGTTCAAACCCGATTAATTCGAGCTTTAAATACCATGAGATTTACTTGATGAATGGCAAAGGATTGGGGGACTTAATTTGGAAAGATGTGGAGTTGGTAGAATGAATTACGATACAGGGTTCCAACTAAGCGTAATGGACGCTAGGTTGAAGAAGATGAGAAAACAACGAGATGAGTACAAGAAGCAACGAGATGAGTTTATCGTGGATATAGCTAAGTTAAGAGAGCGCAACAAAGAGCTGGAGAAGAAAGCAAGTGCATGGGATAGGTATTGCAAGAGTGTTGAAAAAGATTTAATAAACGAATTCGGCAAAGATGTTGAAAGAGTTAAATTTGGAATGGAATTAAACAATAAAATTTTTATGGAGGAAGACACTAATGAATAATCGCGAACAAATTGAACAATCAATTATCAGTGCTAGTGCCTATAACGGTAATGACACAGAGGGATTACTAAAAGAGGTTGAAGACGTGTATAAGAAAGCGCAAGCGTTTGATGAAATACTTGAGGGTTTACCTAATGCTATGCAAGATGCACTCAAAGAAGATATTGGTCTTGATGAAGCAGTAGGGATTATGACGGGGCAAGTGGTCTATAAATATGAGGAGGAGCAGGAAAATGAGTATTAGTGTAGGAGATAAAGTATATAACCATGAAACAAACGAAAGTCTAGAGATTGTGCAATTGGTCGGAGATATTAGAGATACACATTATAAACTGTCTGATGATTCAGTTATTAGCATTATAGATTTTATTACTAAACCAATTTATCTAATTAAGGGGGACGAGTAAATGCTTGAAATCATCGACCAACGTGATGCATTGCTAGAAGAAAAGTATTTAAACGACGACTGGTGGTACGAGTTAGATTATTGGTTGAATAAACGCAAGTCAGAAAATGAACAGATTGATATTGATAGAGTGCTTAAATTTATTGAGGAATTAAAACGATAGGAGATAACGAATAAATGAATAATTTAACAGTAGATCAATTACAAGAGTTATTACAAATACAAAAGGAGTTCGACGATAGAATACCAACTAGAAATTTAAATGACACAGTAGCTAGTATGATTATTGAATTTGTAGAGTGGATTAACACACTTGAGTTTTTTAAAAATTGGAAGAAACAACCAGGTAAGCCACTAGATACACAATTAGATGAGATTGCTGATTACTTAGCTTTCAGTTTGCAATTAACTCTGACTATTGTTGATGAAGAAGATTTGGAAGAAACTACTGAGGTTATGGTTGATTTGATTGAAAATGAAGTTACTTTACCTAAACTACATTCAGTTTATTTTGTTCATGTAATGCATACGCTAACAGAACAATTTGTAAAAGGTATTGATAATAGCATTGTACAAGTTTTAATAATGCCGTTTTTGTACGCCAATACTTACTATTCTATCGACCAACTCATTGACGCATACAAAAAGAAAATGAAAAGGAATCATGAAAGACAAGATGGAACAGCAGACGCAGGAAAAGGATACGTGTAAAGACATCTTAGATCGAGTCAAGGAGGTTTTGGGGAAGTGACACAATACTTAGTCACAACATTCAAAGATTCAACAGGACAACCACATGAACATTTTGCTACTGCTAGAGATAATCAGACGTTTACAGTTGTTGAGGCAGAGAGTAAAGAAGAAGCTGAGCGCAAATACGAGGCACAAGTTAAGATAAGGAGAGATGGAGATGCCAAAGAAAACGGTAACGATTGATGTAGATGAAAACTTATTAGTAGTAGCTAGTAATGAAATATCAGAACTATTATATGAATATGACAGTGAGTTAATGTCAGCTGATGAAGATGGCGATAATAGAGATATCGAAGAAAAAAGAGACGCATTAAAACAAGCTATACAAATTATCGATAAATTAACATGGGGTGTTTAGTGGTGATTAAAGAAATTTTGAGACTATTATTCTTACTAGCGATGTATGAGTTAGGTAAGTATGCAACTGAGCAAGTATATATTATGATGACGGCTAATGATGATGTAGAGGCGCCGAGTGATTACGTCTTTCGAGCGGAGGTAAGTGAGTGATGTGGATTACTATGACTATTGTATTTGCTATATTGCTATTAGTTTGTATCAGTATTAATAGTGATCGTGCAAGGGAGATACAAGCGCTCAGATATATGAATGATTATCTACTTGATGAAGTAGTTAAAACTAAAGGATACAACGGGTTGAAAGAATACAGGATTGAATTAAAGCGAATGAATAACGATATTAAAAAGTAATTTATATTATCGGAGGTATTGCATTGAATGATAAAGATTGAGAAACACGATATCAAAAAGCTTGAAGAATACATTCAGCACATCGATAACTATCGAAGAGAGTTGAAGATGCGAGAATATGAATTACTTGAAAGTCATGAACCAGATAATGCGGGAGCTGGCAAAAGTAATTTGCCGGGTAATCCGATTGAACGATGTGCAATAAAGAAGTTTAGTGATAACAGGTACAATACATTAAGAAATATAGTTAACGGTGTAGATAGATTGATAGATGAAAGTGATGAGGATACGCTTGAGTTATTAAGGTTTAGATATTGGGATTGTCCTATTGGTTGTTATGAATGGGAAGATATAGCACATTACTTTGGTACAAGTAAGACAAGTATATTACGTAGAAGGAATGCACTGATCGATAAGTTAGCAAAGTATATTGGTTATGTGTAGCGGACTTTTACCCTATGTAAGTCCGCATTAAAACAGTTTATTATGTTAGTATCAGATTAATATTTAAAGTTATTAAATGCTAATACGACGCATGAACAAGAGGCGCATCACTATGTGATGTGTCTTTTTATTTATGAGGTATGAACATGTTCAAACTAATTGTAAATACATTACTACACATCAAGTATAGATGCGTCTTGATACTACTTAAGTTATATAAGGTGAAACATTATGATGACTAAAGACGAACGTATACGATTCTATAAGTCTAAAGAATGGCAAACAACAAGAAAAAGAGTGCTAGAAAGAGATAATTATGAATGTCAACAATGTAAGCGAGACGGCAAGTTAACGACATATGACAGAAGCAAGCGTAAGTCGTTGGATGTAGATCATATATTATCGCTAGAACATCATCCGGAGTTTGCTCATGACTTAAACAATTTAGAAACACTGTGTATTAAATGTCACAACAAAAAAGAAAAGAGATTTATAAAAAAAGAAAATAAATGGAAAGACGAAAAATGGTAAATACCCCCGGGTCAAAAAAATCAAAAGCGATCAAAATACTTGGGGAACGGGGAGGGGCTCGACTTCGCGATAATTTTAAAAATCCATGTATAACCCCCCTCTTATAACCATTTTAAGGCAGGTGATGAAATGGAGATTATAGTTGATGAAAACTTAGTGCTTAAAGAAAAAGAAAGGCTGCAAGTATTATATAAAGACATACCTAGCAATAAATTAAAAGTAGTTGATGGTTTAATTATTCAAGCAGCAAGGCTACGTGTAATGCTTGATTACATGTGGGAAGACATAAAAGAAAAAGGTGACTATGATTTATTTACTCAATCTGAAAAGGCGCCACCATATGAAAGGGAAAGACCAGTAGCCAAACTATTTAATGCTAGAGATGCTGCATATCAAAAAATAATCAAACAATTATCGGATTTATTGCCCGAAGAGAAAGAAGACACAGAAACGCCATCTGATGATTACCTATGATTAGTAATAAATACGTTGATGAATATATAAATTTGTGGAAACAAGGAAAGATAATTTTAAATAAAGAAAGAATTGATCTCTTTAATTATCTACAAAAACATATATATTCACGAGATGATGTATATTTTGATGAACAGAAAATCGAGGATTGTATCAAATTTATTGAAAAATGGTATTTTCCAACATTACCATTTCAAAGGTTTATCATAGCTAATATATTTCTTATAGATAAAAATACAGATGAAGCTTTCTTTACAGAATTTGCTATTTTCATGGGACGTGGAGGCGGGAAAAACGGTCTAATAAGTGCTATTAGTGATTTTCTTTCTACGCCCTTACACGGAGTTAAAGAATATCACATCTCCATTGTTGCTAATAGTGAAGATCAAGCAAAAACATCGTTTGATGAAATCAGAACCGTTTTAATGGATAACAAACGAAATAAGACGGGTAAAACGCCAAAAGCTCCTTATGAAGTTAGTAAAGCAAAAATAATAAACCGTGCAACTAAATCGGTTATTCGATATAACACATCAAACACAAAAACCAAAGACGGTGGACGTGAGGGGTGTGTTATTTTTGATGAAATTCATTATTTCTTTGGTCCTGAAATGGTAAACGTCAAACGTGGTGGATTAGGTAAAAAGAAAAATAGAAGAACGTTTTATATAAGTACTGATGGTTTTGTTAGAGAGGGTTATATCGATGCAATGAAGCACAAAATTGCAAGTGTATTAAGTGGCAAGGTTAAAAATAGTAGATTGTTTGCTTTTTATTGTAAGTTAGACGATCCAAAAGAAGTTGATGACAGACAGACGTGGGAAAAGGCGAACCCAATGTTACATAAACCGTTATCAGAATACGCTAAAACACTGCTAAGCACGATTGAAGAAGAATATAACGATTTACCATTCAACCGTTCAAATAAGCCCGAATTCATGACTAAGCGAATGAATTTGCCTGAAGTTGACCTTGAAAAAGTAATAGCACCATGGAAAGAAATACTAGCGACTAATAGAGAGATACCAAATTTAGATAATCAAATGTGTATTGGTGGTTTAGACTTTGCAAACATTCGAGATTTTGCAAGTGTAGGGCTATTATTCCGAAAAAACGATGATTACATTTGGTTAGGACATTCGTTTGTAAGACAAGGGTTTTTGGATGATGTCAAATTAGAACCTCCTATTAAAGAATGGGAAAAAATGGGATTATTGACCATTGTCGATGATGATGTCATTGAAATTGAATATATAGTTGATTGGTTTTTAAAGGCTAGAGAAAAATATGGGCTTGAAAAAGTCATAGCTGATAATTATAGAACTGATATTGTAAGACGTGCGTTTGAGGATGCTGGCATAAAACTTGAAGTACTTAGAAATCCAAAAGCAATACATGGATTACTTGCACCACGTATCGATACAATGTTTGCGAAACATAACGTAATATATGGAGACAATCCTTTGATGCGTTGGTTTACTAATAATGTTGCAGTAAAGGTTAAACCCGATGGTAATAAAGAATATATTAAAAAAGATGAAAATAGAAGAAAAACCGATGGGTTCATGGCTTTTGTTCACGCATTATATAGAGCAGACGATATAGTAGACAAAGACATGTCTAAAGCGCTTGATGCATTAATGAGTATAGATTTCTAATAGAGGAGGTGAGACATGAGTATTCTAGAAAAGATATTTAAAACTAGGAAAGATATAACATATATGCTTGATTTAGATATGATAGAAGATCTATCACAACAAGCGTATGTGAAACGTTTAGCGATTGATAGTTGTATTGAATTTGTTGCGCGAGCTGTCGCTCAAAGTCATTTTAAAGTATTGGAAGGTAATAGAATTCAAAAGAATGATGTTTACTACAAGTTAAATATAAAACCAAATACTGACTTATCAAGCGATAGTTTTTGGCAACAAGTTATATATAAACTAATTTATGATAACGAGGTTTTAATCGTAGTAAGTGACAGCAAAGAATTACTTATCGCAGATAGCTTTTACAGAGAAGAGTACGCTTTGTATGATGATATATTCAAAGATGTAACGGTTAAAGATTATACTTATCAACGTACTTTCACAATGCAAGAGGTCATATATTTAAAGTACAACAACAATAAAGTGACACACTTTGTAGAAAGTCTATTCGAAGATTACGGGAAAATATTCGGAAGAATGATAGGTGCACAATTAAAAAACTATCAAATAAGAGGGATTTTGAAATCTGCCTCTAGCGCATATGACGAAAAGAATATAGAAAAATTACAAGCGTTCACAAATAAATTATTCAATACTTTTAATAAAAATCAACTAGCAATCGCGCCTTTGATAGAAGGGTTTGATTATGAGGAATTATCTAATGGTGGTAAGAATAGTAACATGCCTTTTTCTGAATTGAGTGAGCTAATGAGAGATGCAATAAAAAATGTTGCGTTGATGATTGGTATACCTCCAGGTTTGATTTACGGAGAAACAGCTGATTTGGAAAAAAACACGCTTGTATTTGAGAAGTTCTGTTTAACACCTTTATTAAAAAAGATTCAGAACGAATTAAACGCGAAACTCATAACACAAAGCATGTATTTGAAAGATACAAGAATAGAAATTGTCGGTGTGAATAAAAAAGACCCACTTCAATATGCTGAAGCAATTGACAAACTTGTAAGTTCTGGTTCATTTACAAGGAATGAGGTGCGGATTATGTTAGGTGAAGAACCATCAGACAATCCTGAATTAGACGAATACCTGATTACTAAAAACTACGAAAAAGCTAACAGTGGTGAAAATGATGAAAAAGAAAAAGATGAAAACACTTTGAAAGGTGGTGATGAAGATGAAAGCGGAGATTAAAGGCGTCATCGTTTCCAACGAAGATAAATGGGTTTACGAAATGCTTGGTATGGATTCGACTTGTCCTAAAGATGTTTTAACACAACTAGAATTTAGTGATGAAGATGTTGATATTATAATTAACTCAAATGGTGGTAACCTAGTAGCTGGTAGTGAAATATATACACATTTAAGAGCTCATAAAGGCAAAGTGAATGTTCGTATCACAGCAATAGCAGCAAGTGCGGCATCGCTTATCGCAATGGCTGGTGACCACATCGAAATGAGTCCGGTTGCTAGAATGATGATTCACAATCCTTCAAGTATTGCGCAAGGAGAAGCGAAAGATCTAAATCATGCTGCAGAAACATTAGAACATGTTGGTCAAATAATGGCTGAGGCATATGCGGTTAGAGCTGGTAAAAACAAACAAGAACTTGTAGAAATGATGGCTAGGGAAACGTGGCTAAATGCTGATGAAGCCATTGAACAAGGTTTTGCGGATAGTAAAATGTTTGAAAACGACAATATGCAAATTGTAGCAAGCAATACACAAGTGTTATCGAAAGATGTATTAAATCGTGTAACAGCTTTGGTAAGTAAAACGCCAGAGGTTAACATTGATATTGACGCAATAGCAAATAAAGTAATTGAAAAAATAAATATGAAAGAAAAGGAATCAGAAATCGATGTTGCAGATAGTAAAGTATCAGCAAATGGATTTTCAAGATTCCTTTTTTAATACAAAAAATAGGAGGTCATAAAATGACTATAAATTTATCGGAAACATTCGCAAATGCGAAAAACGAATTTATTAATGCAGTAAACAACGGTGAACCGCAAGAAAGACAAAATGAATTGTACGGTGACATGATTAACCAACTATTTGAAGAAACTAAATTACAAGCAAAAGCAGAAGCTGAAAGAGTTTCTAGTTTACCTAAATCAGCACAAACTTTGAGTGCAAACCAAAGAAATTTCTTTATGGATATCAATAAGAGTGTTGGATATAAAGAAGAAAAACTTTTACCAGAAGAAACAATTGATAGAATCTTCGAAGATTTAACAACGAATCATCCATTATTAGCTGACTTAGGTATTAAAAATGCTGGTTTGCGTTTGAAGTTCTTAAAATCCGAAACTTCTGGCGTGGCTGTTTGGGGTAAAATCTATGGTGAAATTAAAGGTCAATTAGATGCTGCGTTCAGTGAAGAAACAGCAATTCAAAATAAATTGACAGCGTTTGTTGTTTTACCAAAAGATTTAAATGATTTTGGTCCTGCGTGGATTGAAAGATTTGTTCGTGTTCAAATCGAAGAAGCATTTGCAGTGGCGCTTGAAACTGCGTTCTTAAAAGGTACTGGTAAAGACCAACCGATTGGCTTAAACCGTCAAGTACAAAAAGGTGTATCGGTAACTGATGGTGCTTATCCAGAGAAAGAAGAACAAGGTACGCTTACATTTGCTAATCCGCGCGCTACGGTTAATGAATTGACGCAAGTGTTTAAATACCACTCAACTAACGAGAAAGGTAAATCAGTAGCGGTTAAAGGTAATGTAACAATGGTTGTTAATCCGTCCGATGCTTTTGAGGTTCAAGCACAGTATACACATTTAAATGCAAATGGCGTATATGTTACTGCTTTACCATTTAATTTGAATGTTATTGAGTCTACAGTTCAAGAAGCAGGTAAGGTTTTAACGTACGTTAAAGGTCTATACGATGGTTATTTAGCTGGTGGTATTAATGTTCAGAAATTTAAAGAAACACTTGCGTTAGATGATATGGATTTATACACTGCAAAACAATTTGCTTACGGCAAAGCGAAAGATAATAAAGTTGCTGCTGTTTGGAAATTAGATTTAAAAGGACATAAACCAGCTTTAGAAGATACCGAAGAAACGCTATAAAATTTTATGAGGTGATAAAATGGTGAAATTTAAAGTTGTTAGAGATTTTAAAGACATAGAGCACAATCAACACAAGTACAAAGTAGGGGAGTTGTATCCAGCTGAAGGGTATAACAATCCTCGTGTTGAATTGTTGACAAATCAAATCAAAAATAAGTACGACAAAGTTTATATCGTACCTTTAGATAAGCTGACAAAACAAGAATTATTAGAACTATGCGAATCATTACAAAAAAAAGCGTCTAGTTCAATGGTTAAAAGTGAAATCATCGACTTGCTGAATGGTGAAGACAATGAAGATTGATGATTTGCTTGTCAAATTTAAATCACTTGAAAAGATTGACCATAATTCAGAGGATGAGTACTTAAAGCAGTTGTTAAAAATGTCGTACGAGCGTATAAAAAATCAGTGCGGAGTTTTTGAATTAGAGAATTTAATAGGCCAAGAATTGATACTTATACGCGCTAGATATGCTTATCAAGATTTATTAGAACACTTCAACGACAATTACAGACCTGAAATAATAGATTTTTCGTTATCTCTAATGGAGGTATCAGAAGATGAAGAAAGTGTTTAAAAAACCTAGAATTACAACTAAACGTTTAAATACTCGTGTTCATTTTTATAAGTATACTGAAAATAATGGTCCAGAAGCTGGAGAAAAAGAAGAAAAATTATTATATAGCTGTTGGTCGAGTATTGATGGTGTCTGGTTACGTGAATTAGAACAAGCTATCTCAAACGGAACGCAAAATGACATTAAATTGTATATTCGTGATCCGCAAGGTGATTATTTACCCAGTGAAGAACATTATCTTGAAATTGAATCAAGATATTTCAAAAATCGTTTGAATATAAAGCAAGTATCACCAGATTTGGATAATAAAGACTTTATTATGATTCGTGGAGGATATAGTTCATGAGTGTGAAAGTGACAGGTGATAAAGCATTAGAAAGAGAATTAGAAAAACATTTTGGCATAAAAGAGATGGTAAAAGTTCAAGATAAGGCGTTAATAGCTGGTGCTAAGGTAATTGTTGAAGAAATAAAAAAACAACTAAAGCCCTCAAAAGATACGGGAGCATTAATTAATGAGGTAAGTTTTAGTAAACCTGAATGGATAAACGGAAAACGTACAATTACTGTTCATTGGCGAGGTTCTAAAGACCGTTATAAAATCGTACATTTAATTGAATATGGACACGTTCAAAAAGAAACAGGTAAATTTATCAAACCTAAAGCTATGGGCGGTGTTAATAGAGCAATAAGACAAGGGCAAAATAAGTATTTTGAGACGCTAAAAAGGGAGTTGAAAAAATTGTGATTGATATTTTGTACAAAGTTCATGAAGTGATTAGTCAAGACAGAATTATTAGAGAGCACGTAAATATCAATAATATTAAGTTCAATAAATACCCTAATGTGAAAGATACTGATGTACCTTTTATTGTTATTGACGATATCGACGACCCAATACCTACAACTTATACTGACGGAGATGAGTGTGCATATAGTTATATTGTCCAAATAGATGTTTTTGTTAAGTACAATGATGAATATAATGCGAGAATCATAAGAAATAAGATATCTAATCGCATTCAAAAGTTATTATGGTCTGAACTAAAAATGGGAAATGTTTCAAATGGAAAACCGGAATATATAGAAGAATTTAAAGCATATAGAAGCTCTCGCGTTTACGAGGGCATTTTTTATAAGGAGGAAAATTAAATGGCAGTAAAACATGCAAGTGCGCCAAAGGCGTATATTAACATTACTGGTTTAGGTTTCGCTAAATTAACGAAAGAAGGCGCGGAATTAAAATATAGTGATATTACAAAAACAAGAGGATTACAAAAAATTGGTGTTGAAACTGGTGGAGAACTAAAAACAGCTTATGCTGATGGCGGTCCAATTGAATCAGGGAATACAGACGGAGAAGGTAAAATCTCATTACAAATGCATGCGTTCCCTAAAGAGATTCGCAAAATTGTTTTTAATGAAGATTATGATGAAGATGGCGTTTACGAAGAGAAACAAGGTAAACAAAACAATTACGTAGCTGTATGGTTCAGACAAGAGCGTAGAGACGGTACATTTAGAACAGTTTTATTACCTAAAGTTATGTTTACAAATCCTAAAATCGATGGAGAAACGGCTGAGAAAGATTGGGATTTCTCAAGTGAAGAGGTTGAAGGTGAGGCACTTTTCCCTTTAGTTGATAATAAAAAGTCTGTACGTAAATATATCTTTGACTCAGCTAACATGACAAATCATGGTGGCGACGGTGAAAAAGGCGAAGAGGCTTTCTTAAAGAAAATTTTAGGCGAAGAATATACTGGAAACGTGACAGAGGATAACGAAGAAACTTTGTAACGAAACCGGCTTCATCGGAAACTGCGGTAAAGTCGGTTAATATACCAGATAGCATTAAAACACTTAAAGTTGGCGACACATACGATTTAAATGTTGTAGTAGAGCCATCTAATCAAAGTAAGTTATTGAAATACACAACAGATCAAACGAATATTGTATCAATCAATAGAGATGGTCAAGTTACTGCGGAAGCACAAGGCATTGCTACGGTTAAAGCAACAGTTGGTAATATGAGTGACACTATAACAATAAATGTAGAAGCATAAGAGGGGGCAACCCCTCTATTTTATTTGAAAATAAGGAGAGTATTATAAAATGGCAAAATTAAAACGTAACATTATTCAATTAGTAGAAGACCCGAAAGCAAATGAAATTAAATTACAAACGTACTTAACACCACACTTCATTTCATTTGAAATTGTATACGAAGCAATGGATTTAATCGATGATATTGAGGACGAAAATAGCACGATGAAACCAAGAGAAATCGCTGACAGATTGATGGATATGGTTGTAAAAATTTACGATAACCAATTCACAGTTAAAGACCTAAAAGAACGTATGCATGCACCTGATGGAATGAATGCACTTCGTGAACAAGTGATTTTCATTACTCAAGGTCAGCAAACTGAGGAAACTAGAAATTTTATCCAGAACATGAAATAAAGCCTGAAGATTTAACATATAAAGCAATGTTGAAAAATATGGATACTCTCATGATGGACTTAATTGAAAATGGTAAAGACGCTAACGAAGTTTTAAAAATGCCATTTCATTATGTACTTTCCATATATCAAAATAAAAACAATGACATTTCTGAAGAAAAAGCAGAGGCTTTAATTGATGCGTTTTAACCTTAACCGTTTGGTTAGGGTTATTTTTTTGAACTTTTTTAGAAAGGAGGTAAAAAATGGGAGAAAGAATAAAAGGTTTATCTATAGGTTTGGATTTAGATGCAGCAAATTTAAATAGATCATTTGCAGAAATCAAACGAAACTTTAAAACTTTAAATTCTGACTTAAAGTTAACCGGTAACAACTTCAAATATACCGAAAAATCAACTCATAGTTACAAACAAAGGATTAAAGAACTTGATGGAACTATCACAGGTTATAAGAAAAACGTTGATGATTTAGCCAAGCAATATGGCAAGGTATCTCAAGAACAGGGCGAAAACAGCGCGGAAGCTCAAAAATTACGACAAGAATATAACAAACAAGCAAATGAGCTGAATTTTTTAGAAAAAGAACTAGAAAAAACAACAACTGAGTTTGAAGAGTTCAAAAAAGCTCAAGTTGAAGCTCAAAGAATGGCAGAAAGTGGCTGGGGAAAAACCAGTAAAGTTTTTGAAAGTATGGGACCTAAATTAACAAAAATGGGTGATGGTTTAAAATCCATTGGTAAAGGTTTGATGATTGGTGTAACTGCACCTGTTTTAGGTATTGCAGCAGCATCAGGAAAAGCTTTTGCAGAAGTTGATAAAGGTTTAGATACAGTTACCCAAGCAACAGGAGCAACCGGCGGAGAGCTTAAGAAGTTGCAGAATTCATTTAAAGATGTTTATGGCAACTTTCCAGCAGACGCTGAGACTGTAGGCGGTGTTTTAGGGGAAGTTAACACAAGGTTAGGTTTCACTGGCAAAGAACTTGAGAGTGCCACAGAGTCATTCTTGAAATTTAGTCACATAACAGGTTCTGACGGCGTACAAGCCGTTCAATTAATTACGCGTGCAATGGGTGATGCAGGTATTGAAGCTGATGAGTATCAAAGTGTACTTGATATGGTAGCGAAAGCAGCACAGGCTAGCGGTATAAGTGTTGATACATTAGCTGATAGCATTACTAAATACGGTGCTCCAATGAGGGCTATGGGCTTTGAGATGAAAGAATCAATCGCTTTATTCTCTCAATGGGAGAAATCAGGTGTTAATACTGAAATAGCCTTCAGTGGTTTGAAAAAAGCTATATCCAATTGGGGTAAAGCGGGTAAAGACCCAAGAGAAGAATTTAAGAAGACATTAGCAGAAATTGAAAGGACACCGGATATAGCTAGCGCAACAAGTTTAGCGATTGAAGCATTTGGTGCAAAAGCAGGTCCTGATTTAGCAGATGCTATTAAAGGCGGTCGCTTTAGTTACCAAGAGTTCTTAAAAACTATCGAAGATTCGCAAGGAACGGTCAATCAGACATTTAAAGATTCTGAAAGTGGCTCCGAAAGATTTAAAGTAGCAATGAATAAACTTAAATTAGTAGGTGCTGATGTATGGGCTTCTATTGAACGTGCGTTTGCTCCAGTCATGGAAGAATTAATCAAAAAGCTATCTGTAGCAGTTGATTGGTTTTCAAGTTTAAGTGATGGATCTAAAAGGTCGATTGTTATATTCGGTGGTATTGCTGCTGCAATTGGTCCTGTAGTTTTTGGATTAGGTGCATTCATAAGCACAGTTGGCAACGCAGTAACTGTATTAGCTCCATTATTAGCTAGTATTGCAAAGGCTGACGGATTGATTAGTTTTTTATCAACTAAAGTGCCTATTTTAGGAACAGTCTTCACAGCATTAACTGGTCCAATTGGTATCGTGTTAGGTGTACTGGCTGGTTTAGCAGTCGCATTTACAATAGCTTATAAGAAATCTGAAACATTCAGAAATTTTGTTAATGGTGCAATTAACAGTGTTAAACAAACGTTTAGTAATTTCATTCAATTTATCCAACCTTTCATTGATTCCGTTAAAAACGTCTTTAAACAAGCGGTTTCAGCAATCGTTGATTTCGCTAAAGATATTTGGAGTCAAATTAATGGATTCTTTAATGAAAACGGAATTTCTATTGTTCAAGCGCTTCAAAATATATGCAATTTTATCAAAGCTATATTTGAATTTATCTTAAATTTTGTAATTAAACCAATCATGTTTGCGATTTGGCAAGTGATGCAATTTATTTGGCCGGCGGTTAAAGCCTTGATTGTCAGTACTTGGGAGAATATAAAAGGAGTAATACAAGGTGCTTTAAATATAATACTTGGCTTTATTAAGTTCTTTTCAAGTTTATTCACTGGTAATTGGCGAGGTGTTTGGGACGGTATTGTGATGATACTAAAAGGCACTGTGCAGTTAATTTGGAATTTAATACAACTGTGGTTTGTAGGTAAGATTCTAGGTGTTGTTAGATACTTTGGTGGATTGCTTAAAGGTTTAATATCCGGTATCTGGGGTGTTATCAAAGGTATTTTCACAAAATCATTATCTGCAATTTGGAATGCAACGAAAAGTATTTTTGGTTTCTTATACAATAGTGTTAAATCTATTTTCACTAATATGAAAAACTGGTTATCTAGTACGTGGAATAATATCAAAAGCAATACCGTCGGCAAGGCTCATTCGTTATTTACGGGTGTAAGGTCTAAATTCACAAGTTTATGGAATGCGACGAAAGATATATTTACTAAATTAAGAAATTGGATGTCAAACATCTGGAACTCTATTAAAGATAACACGGTAGGTATAGCTGGTCGTTTGTGGGATAAAGTACGTAATATCTTCGGAAACATGCGTGACGGTTTAAAATCTATCATTGGTAAAATTAAAGATCATATCGGCGGTATGGTAGATGCTATTAAAAAAGGACTTAATAAATTAATTGAAGGCTTAAACTGGGTCGGTGGTAAGTTAGGTATGGATGAAATACCTAGGTTACACACTGGTACAGAGCACACACATACTACTACAAGATTAGTTAAGAACGGTAAGATTGCACGTGATACATTCGCTACAGTTGGGGATAAAGGACGTGGAAATGGTCCAAATGGTTTTAGAAATGAAATGATTGAATTCCCTAATGGTAAACGTGTAATCACACCTAATACAGACACTACTGCTTATTTACCTAAAGGCTCAAAAGTATACAACGGTGCACAAACTTATTCAATGTTAAACGGAACGCTTCCGAGATTTCATTTCGGTACTACTATGTGGAAAGATATTAAATCTAGTGCATCATCGGCATTTAACTGGACAAAAGATCAAATAGGTAAAGGTACCAAATGGCTTGGCGATAAAGTTGGCGATGTAATGGACTTTATTGATAATCCGGGTAAGCTTTTAAATTATGTGCTCAAAGCGTTTGGTGTTGACTTTAGCTCTCTAACTAAAGGTATGGGTATTGTTGGCGATATAACAAAAGCGTCTTGGAATAAGATTAAAAGTAAGGCGATTAATTGGATAAAAGAAGGATTAGAGAGCCAAGCGGGAGATGGTTCTGTGTTTGATAGTTTCAGAATACTACAACCTTATTCAGCACCGCCAAAACCTCCTAACCCCAATTATCCATTTAACGGAGGCGTTCATCATGGTGTTGACTATGATACGCCGACCGGTACCCCTATACGTACGCCAATGGGTGGACGTGTTAGAAGTTGGTATGACAACTATGGTGGCGGTAAAGCAATTACTGTTCAAAAAGGTCGAACATTTTTGTGGTTCATGCACTTATCTGAACAATTGCGTAGAACAGGTGAACAAATTAAAGCTGGTCAATTAATTGGTAAATCAGGTAATACAGGTTCTATGACTAATTACCGCCATTTACATTTCCAAGTCAATCAAGGCGGAGAGTCCAATAGGTATTCGACAGACCCTATTCCTTGGTTACGGAAAAACGACAAAACTGGTGGAAAGAATTCACCTGGAGGGAGTGGTTCTGAAAATGCGCGCAGAGCGATTAGAACAGCTCAAAATATACTTGGAGGTCAATACAAAGCTAGCTGGATTACACACGAAATGATGCGTGTAGCAAGACGTGAATCCAATTATACAGCTAATGCAGTTAATAATTGGGATAGCAACGCAAGAGCTGGTACACCTTCAAGAGGTATGTTCCAAATGATAGATCCTTCATTTAGAGCGTACGCAAAGTCGGGTTACAATAATCCTCTTAACCCAACTCATCAAGCTATATCGGCTATGAGATATATTGTGGGTAAATGGGTACCAAGAACGGGCTCATGGAGAGCTGCGTTCAAACGCGCTGGTGATTACGCATATGCTACTGGTGGCAAAGTCTACAACGGATTGTACCACTTAGGAGAAGAAGGATATCCAGAGTGGGTTATTCCTACTGATCCTGCACGTAAAAACGAAGCAATGAAGATGTTACATTATGCAGCAGCAGAAGTAAGAGGGAGAAAAGCGAGTAAAAATAAGCGTCCTAGTCAATTGTCTAGTGTAAATGGGTTTGATGACCCAAGCTTATTATTGAAAATGATTGAACAACAGCAACAACAAATAGCTTTATTACTGAAAATAGCGCAATCAAACGATGTGATTGCAGATAAAGATTATCAGCCGATTATTGACGAATACGCTTTTGATAAAAAGGTGAACGCGTCTATAGAAAAGCGAGAAAGGCAAGAATCAACAAAAGTAAAGTTTAGAAAAGGAGGAATTGCTATTCAATGATAGACACTATTAAAGTGAACAACAAAACAATTCCTTGGTTGTATGTCGAAAGAGGGTTTGAAATACCCTCTTTTAATTATGTTTTAAAAACAGAAAATGTAGATGGACGTTCGGGGGCTATATATAAAGGGCGTAGGCTTGAATCTTATAGTTTTGATATACCTTTAGTGGTACGTAATGACTATTTATCTCACAACGGCATTAAAACATATGATGACGTCTTGAATGAATTAGTAAAGTTTTTTAACTACGAGGAACAAGTTAAATTACAATTCAAATCTAAAGATTGGTACTGGAACGCTTATTTTGAAGGACCAATAAAGCTGCACAAAGAATTTACAATTCCTGTTAAGTTCACTATCAAAGTAGTACTAACAGACCCTTACAAATATTCAGTAACAGGAAATAAAAATACTGCGATTTCAGACCAAGTTTCAGTTGTAAATAGTGGGACTGCTGACACTCCTTTAATTGTTGAAGCCCGAGCAATTAAACCATCTAGTTACTTTATGATCACTAAAAATGATGAAGATTATTTTATGGTTGGTGATGATGAGGTAACCAAAGAAGTTAAGGATTACATGCCTCCTGTTTATCATAGTGAGTTTCGTGATTTCAAAGGTTGGACTAAGATGATTACTGAAGATATTCCAAGTAATGATTTAGGTGGTAAAGTCGGCGGTGACTTTGTGATATCCAATCTTGGCGAAGGATATAAAGCAACTAATTTTCCTGATGCAAAAGGTTGGGTTGGTGCTGGCACGAAACGAGGGCTCCCTAAAGCGATGACAGATTTTCAAATTACCTATAAATGTATTGTTGAACAAAAAGGTAAAGGTGCCGGAAGAACAGCACAACATATTTATGATAGTGATGGTAAGTTACTTGCTTCTATTGGTTATGAAAATAAATATCATGATAGAAAAATAGGACATATTGTTGTTACGTTGTATAACCAAAAAGGAGACCCCAAAAAGATATACGACTATCAGAATAAACCGATAATGTATAACTTGGACAGAATCGTTGTTTATATGCGGCTTAGAAGAGTAGGTAATAAATTTTCTATTAAAACTTGGAAATTTGATCACATTAAAGACCCAGATAGACGTAAACCTATTGATATGGATGAGAAAGAGTGGATAGATGGCGGTAAGTTTTATCAGCGTCCAGCTTCTATCATAGCTATCTATAGTGCGAAGTATAATGGTTATAAGTGGATGGAGATGAATGGATTAGGTTCATTCAATACGGAGATTCTACCAAAACCGAAAGGCGCAAGGGATGTCATTATACAAAAAGGTGATTTAGTAAAAATAGATATGCAAGCAAAAAGTGTTGTCATCAATGAGGAACCAATGTTGAGCGAGAAATCGTTTGGAAGTAATTATTTCAATGTTGATTCTGGGTACAGTGAATTAATCATACAACCTGAAAACGTCTTTGATACGACGGTTAAATGGCAAGATAGATATTTATAGAAAGGAGATGAGAGTGTGATACATGTTTTAGATTTTAACGACAAGATTATAGATTTCCTTTCTACTGATGACCCTTCCTTAGTTAGAGCGATTCATAAACGTAATGTTAATGACAATTCAGAAATGCTTGAACTGCTCATATCATCAGAAAGAGCTGAAAAGTTCCGTGAACGACATCGTGTTATTATAAGGGATTCAAACAAACAATGGCGTGAATTTATTATTAACTGGGTTCAAGATACGATGGACGGCTACACAGAGATAGAATGTATAGCGTCTTATCTTGCTGATATAACAACAGCTAAACCGTATGCACCAGGCAAATTTGAGAAAAAGACAACTTCAGAAGCATTGAAAGATGTGTTGAGCGATACAGGTTGGGAAGTTTCTGAACAAACCGAATACGATGGCTTACGTACTACGTCATGGACTTCTTATCAAACTAGATATGAAGTTTTAAAGCAATTATGTACAACCTATAAAATGGTATTGGATTTTTATATAGAGCTTAGTTCTAATACCGTCAAAGGTAGATATGTGGTACTCAAAAAGAAAAACAGCTTATTCAAAGGTAAAGAAATTGAGTATGGTAAAGATTTGGTTGGGTTAACTAGGAAGATTGATATGTCAGAAATCAAAACAGCATTAATTGCTGTGGGACCCGAAAATGACAAAGGAAAGCGTTTAGAGTTAGTTGTGACTGATGACGAAGCACAAAGTCAATTCAACTTACCTACCCGTTATATTTGGGGAATATACGAACCTCAATCAGATGATCAAAATATGAATGAAACACGGTTGCGTTCTTTAGCCAAAACAGAGTTAAATAAACGTAAGTCGGCAGTTATGTCATATGAGATTACTTCTACTGATTTGGAAGTTACGTATCCGCACGAGATTATATCAATTGGTGATACAGTCAGAGTAAAACATAGAGATTTTAACCCGCCATTGTATGTAGAGGCAGAAGTTATTGCCGAAGAATATAACATAATTTCAGAAAATAGCACATATACATTCGGTCAACCTAAAGAGTTCAAAGAATCAGAATTACGAGAAGAGTTTAACAAGCGATTGAACATAATACATCAAAAGTTAAACGATAATATTAGCAATATCAACACTATAGTTAAAGATGTTGTAGATGGTGAATTAGAATACTTTGAACGCAAAATACACAAAAGTGATACACCGCCAGAAAATCCAGTCAATGATATGCTTTGGTATGATACAAGTAACCCTGATGTTGCTGTCTTGCGTAGATATTGGAATGGTCGATGGATTGAAGCAACACCAAATGATGTTGAAAAATTAGGTGGTATAACAAGAGAGAAAGCGCTATTCAGTGAATTAAACAATATTTTTATTAATTTATCTATACAACACGCTAGTCTTTTGTCAGAAGCTACAGAATTACTGAATAGCGAGTACTTAGTAGATAATGATTTGAAAGCGGACTTACAAGCAAGTTTAGACGCTGTGATTGATGTTTATAATCAAATTAAAAATAATTTAGAATCTATGACACCCGAAACTGCAACGATTGGTCGGTTGGTAGATACACAAGCTTTATTTCTTGAGTATAGAAAGAAATTACAAGATGTTTATACAGATGTAGAAGATGTCAAAATCGCCATTTCAGATAGATTTAAATTATTACAGTCACAATACACTGATGAAAAATATAAAGAAGCGTTGGAAATAATAGCAACAAAATTTGGTTTAACGGTGAATGAAGATTTGCAGTTAGTCGGAGAACCTAATGTTGTTAAATCAGCTATTGAAGCAGCTAGAGAATCCACAAAAGAACAATTACGTGACTATGTAAAAACATCGGACTATAAAACAGACAAAGACGGTATTGTTGAACGTTTAGATACTGCTGAAGCTGAGAGAACGACTTTAAAAGGTGAAATCAAAGATAAAGTTACGTTAAACGAATATCGAAACGGATTGGAAGAACAAAAACAATATACTGATGACCAGTTAAGTGATTTGTCCAATAATCCTGAGATTAAAGCAAGTATTGAACAAGCAAATCAAGAAGCGCAAGAAGCTTTAAAATCATACATTGATGCTCAAGATGATCTTAAAGAGAAGGAATCGCAAGCGTATGCTGATGGTAAAATTTCGGAAGAAGAGCAACGCGCTATACAAGATGCTCAAGCTAAACTTGAAGAGGCAAAACAAAACGCAGAACTAAAGGCTAGAAACGCTGAAAAGAAAGCTAATGCTTATACAGACAACAAGGTCAAAGAAAGCACAGATGCACAGAGGAAAACATTGACTCGCTATGGTTCTCAAATTATACAAAATGGTAAGGAAATCAAATTAAGAACTACTAAAGAAGAGTTTAATGCAACCAATCGTACACTTTCAAATATATTAAACGAGATTGTTCAAAATGTTACAGATGGAACAACAATCAGATATGATGATAACGGAGTGGCTCAAGCTTTGAATGTGGGGCCACGTGGTATTAGATTAAATGCTGATAAAATTGATATTAACGGTAATAGAGAAATAAACCTTCTTATCCAAAATATGCGAGATAAAGTAGATAAAACCGATATTGTCAACAGCCTTAATTTATCAAGAGAGGGTCTTGATATCAATGTTAATAGAATTGGAATTAAAGGCGGTGACAATAACAGATATGTTCAAATACAGAATGATTCTATTGAACTAGGTGGTATTGTGCAACGTACTTGGAGAGGGAAACGTTCAACAGACGATATTTTTACGCGACTGAAAGACGGTCACCTAAGATTTAGAAATAACACCGCTGGCGGTTCACTTTATATGTCACATTTTGGTATTTCGACTTATATTGATGGTGAAGGTGAAGACGGTGGTTCATCTGGTACGATTCAATGGTGGGATAAAACTTACAGTGATAGTGGCATGAATGGTATAACAATCAATTCCTATGGTGGTGTCGTTGCACTAACGTCAGATAATAATCGGGTTGTTCTGGAGTCTTACGCTTCATCGAATATCAAAAGCAAACAGGCACCGGTGTATTTATATCCAAACACAGACAAAGTGCCTGGATTAAACCGATTTGCATTCACGCTGTCTAATGCAGATAATGCTTATTCGAGTGACGGTTATATTATGTTTGGTTCTGATGAGAACTATGATTACGGTGCGGGTATCAGGTTTTCTAAAGAAAGAAATAAAGGTCTTGTTCAAATTGTTAATGGACGATATGCAACAGGTGGAGATACAACAATCGAAGCAGGGTATGGCAAATTTAATATGCTGAAACGACGTGATGGTAATAGGTATATTCATATACAGAGTACAGACCTACTGTCTGTAGGTTCAGATGATGCAGGAGATAGGATAGCTTCTAACTCAATTTATAGACGTACTTATTCGGCCGCAGCTAATTTGCATATTACTTCTGCTGGCACAATTGGGCGTTCGACATCAGCGCGTAAATACAAGTTATCTATCGAAAATCAATATAACGATAGAGATGAACAACTGGAACATTCAAAAGCTATTCTTAACTTACCTATTAGAACGTGGTTTGATAAAGCTGAGTCTGAAATTTTAGCTAGAGAGCTGAGAGAAGATAGAAAATTATCGGAAGACACCTATAAACTCGATAGATACGTAGGTTTGATTGCTGAAGAGGTGGAGAATTTAGGATTAAAAGAGTTTGTCACGTATGATGACAAAGGAGAAATTGAAGGTATAGCGTATGATCGTCTATGGATTCATCTTATCCCTGTTATCAAAGAACAACAACTAAGAATCAAGAAATTGGAGGAGTCAAAGAATGCAGGATAACAAACAAGGATTACAAGCTAATCCTGAATATACAATTCATTATTTATCACAGGAAATTATGAGGTTAACACAAGAAAACGCGATGTTAAAAGCGTATATACAAGAAAATAAAGAAAATCAACAATGTGCTGAGGAAGAGTAATCCTTAGCACTATTTTTATACAAAAATTTAAGGAGGTCATTTAATTATGGCAAAAGAAATTATCAACAATACAGAAAGGTTTATTTTAGTACAAATCAACAAAGAAGGTACAGAACGTGTAGTATATCAAGATTTCACAGGAAGTTTTACAACTTCTGAAATGGTTAACCATGCTCAAGATTTTAAATCTGAAGAAAACGCTAAGAAAATTGCGGAGACGTTAAATTTGTTATATCAATTAACTAACAAAAAACAACGTGTGAAAGTAGTTAAAGAAGTAGTTGAAAGATCAGATTTATCTCCAGAGGTAACAGTTAACACTGAAACAGTATGAAAAGCTATGAGTTAGATACTCATAATCTTTATTCTTTTAGAAAGCGGGTGTACTGAATTGGGGTGGTTCAAAAAACACGAACATGAATGGCGCATCAGAAGGTTAGAAGAGAATGATAAAACAATGCTCAGCACACTTAACGAAATTAAATTAGGTCAAAAAACCCAAGAGCAAGTTAACATTAAATTAGATAAAACCTTAGATGCTATTCAAAAAGAAAGAGAAATAGATGAAAAGAATAAGAAAGAAAATGATAAGAACATACGTGATATGAAAATGTGGGTGCTTGGTTTAGTTGGGACAATATTTGGGTCGCTAATTATAGCATTATTGCGTATGCTTATGGGCATATAAGAGAGGTGAATAAAATGTTTAAACTAATCTTTGGTTATAGTTTCTGGACATGTTTTTGGTTCGGTAAATGTAAATAAGTTTTAGTCAGTGCTTCGGTACTGACTTTTTATTTATTGTTGTAATTATGGTAATATGCAGAAGTGAGCAAGTTGGATAGATGGTGGCTATCTGAGTATAAGGAGGTGGTGCCTATGGTGGCATTACTGAAATCTTTAGAAAGGAGACGCCTAATGATTACAATTAGTACCATGTTGCAGTTTGGTTTATTCCTTATTGCATTGATAGGTCTAGTAATCAAGCTTATTGAATTAAGCAATAAAAAATAACCATCGCTAACTTTGGCTGGTTTCGATGGTTAAATGGTTATTAATTTAATCTTTAATCTAAAATAGCCACCGTCTTTTTAACGGGCTCATTAGGGCAACATGTTTGCGCATGTTGCCCTTTTTCTATATATAAATTAACACACCATAATATAAATATCAAATAGACGGCTTATTAGTCGTCTTTTTATTTTGGATAAAAGGAGCAAACAAATGGAAGCAAAAGTAATAACAAGATACATCGTATTGATCTTAGCATTAGTAAATCAATTCTTAGCGAACAAAGGTATTAGCCCGATTCCAGTAGACGATGAAACTATATCATCAATAATACTTACTGTTGTTGCTTTATATACTACGTATAAAGACAATCCAACATCTCAAGAAGGTAAATGGGCAAATCAAAAGCTAAAAAAATATAAAGCTGAAAACAAGTATAGAAAAGCAACAGGGCAAGCGCCAATTAAAGAAGTAATGACACCTACGAATATGAACGATACAAATGATTTAGGGTAGGTGTTGACCAATGTTGATAACAAAAAACCAAGCAGAAAAATGGTTTGATAATTCATTAGGGAAGCAGTTCAATCCTGATTTGTTTTATGGATTTCAGTGTTACGATTACGCAAATATGTTTTTTATGATAGCAACAGGCGAAAGGTTACAAGGTTTATACGCTTATAATATTCCATTTGATAATAAAGCAAGGATTGAAAAATACGGGCAAATAATTAAAAACTATGATAGCTTTTTACCGCAAAAGTTGGATATTGTCGTTTTCCCGTCAAAGTATGGTGGCGGAGCTGGACATGTTGAAATTGTTGAAAGCGCAAATTTAAACACTTTCACATCATATGGCCAAAATTGGAATGGTAAGGGTTGGACAAATGGCGTTGCGCAACCTGGTTGGGGTCCTGAAACTGTTACAAGACATGTTCATTATTACGATGACCCAATGTATTTTATTAGATTAAATTTCCCAGATAAAGTAAGTGTTGGAGATAAAGCTAAAAGCGTTATTAAGCTAGCAACTGCCAAAAAGCAAGCAGTAATTAAATCTAAAAAAATTATGCTTGTAGCCGGTCATGGTTATAATGATCCTGGAGCAGTAGGAAACGGAACAAACGAACGCGATTTTATCCGTAAATATATAACGCCTAATATTGCTAAGTATTTAAGACATGCAGGTCATGAAGTTGCATTATATGGTGGCTCAAGTCAATCACAAGACATGTATCAAGATACTGCATACGGTGTTAATGTAGGCAATAAAAAAGATTATGGCTTATATTGGGTTAAATCACAGGGGTATGACATTGTTCTAGAAATACATTTAGACGCAGCAGGAGAAAGCGCAAGTGGTGGGCATGTTATTATCTCAAGTCAATTCAATGCAGATACTATTGATAAAAGTATACAAGATGTTATTAAAAATAACTTAGGACAAATAAGAGGTGTAACACCTCGTAACGATTTACTAAATGTTAACGTATCAGCAGAAATAAATATAAATTATCGCTTATCTGAATTAGGTTTTATCACTAATAAAAATGATATGGATTGGATTAAGAAAAACTATGACTTGTATTCTAAATTAATAGCCGGTGCGATTCATGGTAAGCCTATCGGTGGTGTGATAGCTAGTGAGGTTAAAACGCCAGTTAAAAACGAAAAGAATCCGCCAGTGCCAGCAGGTTACTCACTCGATAAGAATAATGTACCATATAAAAAAGAGACTGGTTATTATACAGTTGCCAATGTTAAAGGTAATAACGTAAGGGATGGCTATTCAACTAATTCAAGAATTACTGGTGTATTACCTAATAACGCAACAATCAAATATGACGGCGCATATTGCATCAATGGGTATAGATGGATTACTTATATTGCTAATAGTGGCCAACGTCGTTATATCGCGACAGGAGAGGTAGACAAGGCAGGTAATAGAATAAGCGGTTTTGGTAATTTTAGCGCACTTTGAAAAAAAGTGTGTAAAGTTTCATATGAAGTTAATTAATTTATTATAGAATAGTTTGAAATTATGCTATAATCATTTTAGACACAGCAATGTGTTCAAATTTTCATCTATTCATAAGCTAGCCTTCGGGCTAGTTTTTTTGTGCTATATATTTGTTTTAATTAAATAAAATTAGATAATGCAATAGTAGCCATTTTATGTTAATATTACCTTGGGCGTTTTCAAGGAGCGCCTTTCATTTTTTATGTATTGCTCCCCTTCGGGCTAGTATATTAAATTTATTTTTGCGCTTTCCAAATCAATGTATATGTGTTATATTGTTTATGGGAAGTAGGTAAGCATTTCGGTGCTTACCTTTTTTTGTTTTTCTATAAATACAATAAGGTATGTCAATTTGATAATTTATTAATTTTCATTTAATAAGAAGATCTATATAGTTAATGAATAATTAATGTACTTTTTTTTTAGTTAGTCATTAAAATAAATTAGTACTAATTACTAAGGAGAATAAAAAATGAAAATTAGAAAATCTATACTTGCGGGAACTTTAGCAATCGTTTTAGCATCACCACTAGTAACTAATCTAGATAAAAATGAGGCACAAGCTAGCACAAGCTTGCCAACATCGAATGAATATCAAAACGAAAAGTTAGCTAATGAATTAAAATCGTTATTAGATGAACTAAATGTTAATGAATTAGCTACTGGAAGTTTAAACACTTATTATAAGCGAACTATAAAAATTTCAGGTCAAAAAGCAATGTATGCTCTTAAGTCAAAAGACTTTAAGAAAATGTCAGAAGCAAAATATCAACTTCAAAAGATTTATAATGAAATTGACGAAGCACTAAAAAGTAAATATTAAAAAAACCACCCGTAAAAGGGTGGTTTTAATTTTCTAGATAATATAAAAGTGTTCATAAATAAAACAGTATAGGTAAACAATAAAGTATTGAAAAAAGTAAGTTTAATATGAAAATTGTTAAATGAACGACATCTTTTGTTTTTATAAATATCAAGAAAATAATCAAACTCAAAATAAATAACGTAACTGTAGTCATAGGCGTCCATACATAATCAGCATTAGTCATTAAGAATGGTGCGGCCATTATGAAAAAATTTATAATGCAGATGAAATAGACAATTAGACTATAAATTAGGTAAATAACAATACACACCCTTCATAAATAAATAATTTAAATCCTATATATTTTAACAAAAGTAAAACACAGAAGTGTAGAAAATAAAAAATATTGATAAATAAAATCAATAAGTTTAACCAATATGTTGCTCGCTTCATACCGTATATTGCAACAAAAATTCCGATCAAGAAAAATATAGCCCCTATGATAAAACAGAAATCCGATGCTGAATTATTAAAAAATGAGGTGTTTAGAGTTAGAAAATGAGTTAATGAGTTGACTATAACTAATAAGATATTAATTATATTTGTATGGTTCTTCACATGATACCTCCAAGTAAAAAAATCTAATTAATAAAGTGAATGCTTGATGAACAAGCAGTTATTCCAAACAGAATCAATAAGAAAAGTAGAATCAACATGCTAATGCCCCATAAACAACCCTTTTCACTTTCACTATTATTAATTTCTTGACTTCTTTTAAAGATATTATTACTTTTACATTCTTTAGTTGTTTTAAATTTCACGTTTTTATTACTTCCTTTTGTTTAAAAGTTTACAATGAATTTTTGATTATAATAATATATTCAAAATAGTACTATCTAGTTTGATATGTCAAGCAATATTATTATAAAATTGGAATTCTGAGTTGTCTACTCTAATTTATTATATTTACCTATAAAAATACACCTCAAAAAATAGATTTTTCAGTCTAGCTTTTGGGGTGTACATTCCACACAAACATGTGATTATTTTGATGTTTCTATTAAACTTGTAATTTTAAATTTAAAGTCCCTAAAAAGTCCCTAAAATTTTATTTTATATGAGGTATTATTGATAATGATAAAGTTATAAACCTTGATATTATGCTGTTTTACTTTTTGAATGATAAGTAATTTTATGTTAAAAGTCTCCAGTTTGGATACAACACGGTCGATAACATATAAACGTTATGACTGACTAACTTCAAATCAGTATCATCTTTCTTAGATTCGGCTTTGGCACTATTGTCTGTCAGTGCCCCAATTAATAATAAATTTGCTAATGCAAGTGTTGCAGCTTTTTTTAGTGTGTTGGATTTTGTTTTTTTCACCATCAT